AGCCGCTGCTCGGACTTCTGCGTTCAGGTAGAAGTCGTTGAGGCGGGTCTGCGACATCAGGATCGTCCCAGGGATCGTTCCGGAGTCGTCGTTGTACTTGTCCACCCACGTGAGCAGGTTCGTCAGCGGAACGGCGTTGGTGTGATCCGTCCACGCTGTTGAAGCACTCACGAGGTGGTCGCCTGCGAGGTTGTAGTCCGCCTCCAGGCTCAGCCCGTTCTCAGCGATCGTGACCTTGCCCGTTGTGAGCAGTTGGCCACGAGCGATCTCCATCCGAGCCTGAACAGCGCGAACCATCTGCTCGGTGTCGGCGTAGATCTGACTGATGATCGGGTCGCTCTGTCCACTGAGGAGCGAGCGCAGGCGGAGGGATTCCTCCTCACCCAGGGGGATCTGGCGGCTGAGCGGAGCCAGTTCACCAGACACCCGAGCAACACCGGCCCGACCCGTCATGGGTGCGGGGGTGTCCCACGCACGGTACTCGGCAGCGTCCACGTCCTGCAACGTTCCCTGCCTGATTCGGTACTCCAGGTCGGGAATCTCGAGGGACGGGAGGAAAGCCTGGAGCGTGAAGCGTGCCCGCAGGATCTCGTTGTCGAATGCACGTGCGTAGTTGATCTGCGCTCGGGGCTCGACGAGGTCGTAGACGATTTGAGTCGCCATGATCTGTTAGCCCTTTCTCACTCGTACCGGATCAGTTGGTCGATCGCAGCCTTGAAGGCTGTGTTGACCACGCCGATCCCTGAGCCGGTCCCCGAGAAACTCGGAAGCCTGCTCTCCTTGACGACGCCTGTCCAGAACAGGGCCGCCCCGACATCCGGGTCCGTCAAGGCTTCCACCTTGACCGCCTCGAACAGGTGACCGATCCGTCCGGCGAGAGCGATCTCTCGGCCGTCCGAAGCAGCACCTGAGCCGCCTCCCGGTGTTGGCGTGGTGATGGTGGCGTTCCCGTTCGTGACGTTGTCGGTCACGACGAGAGCAGCCGGGTTGGTGTCGGCGTACTGACCAGCGAACTGGATCGTCACCGGAGTGGTGGGCAACGGCCCGCCTGCCACGATGACATCGCCGACGTCGATGGAGGGCAGTGCCTCCAGTGCCGCCTTCACGGCAGCCGCTGTCGCGTCGAAGGCGATCGCAGCAGTGGCTACACCATCGAACGTGAGGGTGAAGTCACCTGCCGTACCGCCGGTCGCCACGAGCGACTGGACTTCGTTGACCTCGGTACCGGGCTCGAAAGGCCCGTACTTCCCGGTCGCTGTGATCTTGGCCAGGGCGATACCCGAAGGGATTGCTCCGTCCTCGATGTGCTCTGCGTTGAACGTGGAGATGTCCAACGTGATCGAGCGCATGTCCTGGAGCCCCTTGCGAGTCCCCAACCAAGACTTGTCGGAGGCCTTGAGGAAGTTCTCCGTCTTGGTTGCGATGTTCGTGCCCACGCTTTGCTCCTTTCTGTGGGCTTACGATGCCGCTGTCTGTCGGAACTTCTCCGGATGCCGCTGCTCTAGGAGTTCGCGAGCCTGGTCCTTGGCGGACTTGCCCTCGTGCCCCGTCGTCGGCGGCTTCGGTGGGATGCTGCTGGGGCTACCAGAAGCCGGGGGCTTCTCGCCTCCGGGCTTGTCACCCTCCTGCGACCCCTCTGCTGCTGGGGCGAACAACTGGGGCAGGTCCCCTTTCAGTTGTTCTACGGCAGCCTTGATTGCGTCGTCGTCGGCATCCGCCTCAAGATCGACCATCTTGGTTGCACGGTCTACGACCCCCAGGGGGACGCCTGCGGCGAGCATTGCCTTTTCAACCCTCGCCGTCTGCTTGGCCTGGGCTGCCTCTGCCTTTGCCTGATCCCTTTCGGACTCGGCACGTTCCCGAGCACGCTTCTCACGCTCGGTCTCCTCCAGTTTCTCGTCGTCCTCCTTGCGCTTTGCTTCCAGGAGGCTCTTGATGTCGTCCTCGGATTCTACCCCGAGGTCGCGGAGGAGTTCCTGCCGGCCCGACTTGCGACCGTCAGCCTTTTCCTTGGTGGCGATTCGGTTCAGGTCATCTTGGGTGAACGTCTGAGGCTCACCCTCGGTTCCCGTCTTCGTCTCGCCGCCGGTCTGCTGATCGCCCTCAGGCATTTCTATCTCCCTTTGCTATCGGTTCCCCGATGGGGTTCCGGGCGTTCCCGGTATGGCAAGGGAGTATACCCCCACCCTGAAGGTGGGAAGCGTATCCCTATGGGAAGATGTCTTCGAGGTCACCGGGGAGCGGCGGGATCTCTGGCGGAGGTTCTGGTAGGTTCGCCGCTGGCCCTTGCCCCGTAGCCCCGCCTGCTTGTGCCGTTTGGGCCTCTTCCGCAGAGACCGGGGGCAGGTCGAGGCGGTCGCGGACCAGATTGGCGTCGCCGGTAGCGTCCAGGAGTTTGGTAGCATCGTCCAGGTTCTGCTTCTGGATCCGCTGTACCTCTTGGGCTGCGTCGGCGATGGGCATGCCCGCCTCTACCAGCATCTGAACGGCTGTCTCGATCGAGATAGCGTGGTTGGCCAGAAGGTTCGAAACCATGCCGGTAACTTCTTGCTTATCCGCCGGCAAGTAACTACCGAACTTGATAGAGGCTTCGTTGACGACCTCGAGTTTCCCGTTCTCCTGGTACATGCGACTGACGAACCTGAGCAGCAGCCGGTACTTGTGATCCCGTACCAGGCGCATCTCCCTCACCATGTTGCTGTGAGGCTGGAAACTGAGCGTGAGGACGATACCGCTGGGGACCTTGGACGGGTCAACCCTACCGAGCATCGTATTCGGCACCCTCAGGTTCACCGAAGCCCTATCGAGCAGGTGATCGTCGTAGTCGATCAGAGCCTTCAGCCCGTTGCTGGTATCGAGCATGTCCAGTTTCCCGTCCCCGGTCTCCATCACTGACCCCGGACGGTACGAGACGGTTTCCTGATCCTCACCCCGCTTCAGCGTTCCGCCTTGCAGCCCGATGACGGGAGCGCCGGTGGTAGCCGCCGCAGCATTCATGTCACTGTCCGCTGACTGAATGTCGTCGAGAATCTGAAGGCCGGGGGAGATCAGGGCGACCCCGTAGTGGTCCTCCTCGGCGACGGTGTTGGGGATGTGTACGACGGGCATGAAGTCGAAGCCGATGTCGTTGGCTTCTTCGATGGTCTCGGCGTGCGTGCGGGAGATGTTATCGATATCAGTACCGTCTACGTCCCCCTGCTTCCACTGAAGTACCTCACGCCAACAGTGGTCGTTCGTGGGCTCATCGTTCCAGGGGTGCGTGACCGCCTCACCCTGACGGATCTCGTAGGTCATCCGCCAAAGGAACTTCTGCATCTTGCCGTCACGCATCTCTTCGAATTCCCAGGCAAAGTGAACCTTGTCTGGGAACTCTTCCTCTGGCGTGAAGTTCTTGAGGACCGGGAAGTAGAAGCCTGGGTCGTAGCAGCGAAGGCGAGGCCGCTTCTTCTTCTCGTCCCAGCCGACCACGTAGACGCCGTCACCCAACTTGATGGTGTTGCGTTCTGTCTCGATCATCTTGGCTGGCAGCCGCTCTTTGTCGGCCCACTCGTCCAGGAGATCTTTCTGCACCTCAGCGTTGGACTTCAGTTCGGAGTCGTCGTCGTGCAGCCCCTCGACGTCGATGGCTTGTTCACTACCCATGACGGATGAGCGCACGGATTCTACGAGAACGAAGGGATCACCGTACTCACGGCGGTTTTCCTTGATGTCCTGCTCGGCGTCCGGCGGGAGTAGGCAGCGGCTGATGTTCTTGTAGTAGTGGTCCAGGAACATGTAGGCGCAGATTCGGCGCCAGTGAGTACCTACCCAGTTCGGGGGAGCCCAGGTACCGCCCTGTGGGCGTACCTTGTCCGTGAAGGTGGGCTTGTAGTCGAGAAATGACCACTGGTCCTGGTAGACCTGCTGAGGCCTTCCCTGAATGGGCTCGGACATCGTCATCTTCGGCCTCTCTGTCGCATGTCCTCGTAGTTGCTAGATCTCATCGTGTTCTTGCGGACCATCAGGTTGGTCATTCCCCATACCATAGCGTCCATACGGTCAGGGGACCAGGTATCATCCGGCTCGAAAGGATCGAACGAGGTCATCTGGTCTTCGAGTTCTTCGAAGGCACCAACGTGATGAATACGGCCCTGCTGGTAGAAGTTCGCTACCGGCTCGGCTCGCTTAGCCTTGCCCCGGCTGGCCCACTCGTCCTTGACGGGGAGCGTGTCGTCGAGGGCGTGAATGTTTCGCAGTACCAACTCGTAGCCGTTGTTGATCTCAGCCACGATCAGGTTGGCCTGCCAATCGTTGAATGCGTTGCGGACGACCCTGGCCCAGTCCTCGGGCTTTCCCATCATGGTCTGGTCATCTAGAACGAAGGCGTGGCTCATGTCAGTATTGCGAGGCTCAGCCCGATCGTAGGCAAATGGGCCGAGCATTCCGCAAACGATGATGCCATGCTCATCGTTCACCGAGGACACGGCGGGGTCTACCCCCACCACCACCCTATCGAATTCTTCTGGACACCAGGCGATAGGGATCCTGAACTTCTCGATGTTCTCGTAGGTCCAGAGAGCATTCTCTACGTCCTCCAGGAGTTCGGCATGCAACTCCTGCCGCCCCATCCGGGTTCCCTCGTAGTCTTCGTACAGAGCCTTTCTTACATCCTTGTGAAGGTGAGGGTTGTCCTTGGTACTGGCGGTTGTGATGACGCAGTCATCACGCTTGAAGAGTTCCTTGATCAGTTTCCGGGGCTTCGGCGTGGTAGAAATGACAACGTGAGGCCACGGACCGAGTCGGAGACCGTAGCGCATGTGTTGCCAACATTCCTCGATATAACGCCAAGCCGCGAGTTCCTCAGCCCAGACGAAACAACGATTACCACCAGCCCGTAGGCGTTCCACATCCTCAGGGCCATGAGCACCGAAAAGTTTGACCTCAGCACCGTTCGGATACCGAACAATTGTTCCTCCAGCCGTAGAGCGGAGTTTGATATCCTCACAGTGAACCCGGAGGCCACTGGGTCCATTCACGCATGCCGTTACCGCATCACCGAGCGTCGGAGCGATGATGCTGGCCCAGTGACCTCCGGGAACATGGGGGATGCAGGGCGGACCCATGATGTGCTCGTGCATGTACCGAGCAGCAGCGGCGGTCTTTCCCGATCCTCGACCTGCCATCAGCATCCATGCGAACCAAGATCCGCCCGGCGGAATCTGATGCGGGAGGGGCTCCCAGTGATCTTCCGGCGGGTCGAGGAAATCAGCCGCGATGGTGAGGGATGACATCAGCCCCTGGTAAGGTCTGACCCAGTCGGCTGGGAGGGCTTGATCTTCGAAACCGACGTCTTCTTGCTCGTCAACTTCGAGGAAGTACCTGAGGTCGTCCCACCCTTGTCACGTCCGGCGGCACGACTGCGCTTGAACGAACTGTTCGACAGCGGGTTGCTGTTGCGTTGCTTCGCCACGGCTCTCCTCCTTCAAGAAGATGCCGGAAGCGTAGCCCGAGCGAGCCCTTACGGTCGGTCTTGCGTTGTACGCCGATAGGCGATGGTGTATTTGGACTTGCGGTCCTTGAACTTCCGGCCGCTCTTGCAGGTATCTTTCTCTGTCTCGGGGTGCCGACCGGGCCTACCGCCAGCGTCTAGGTTTCGCTTAGGCATCAACCAACTCCGCTTCTGGGATGTCCTCGATCACGAAATCGTTGGGCACGCCCTCAAGGGCTCGGCGAAGAGCCTTCGGTGCCTCGACCATCTGGGTAGGGGTGAAGGCCATCATCTCATCTCGGATGAAGATCTGGAAGGCCATGGCGATCAGCCTACCCTGCTCCTCCTGAAGTTGCATCTTTCGC